GGGAAAAGGTGTTGAAGAGCATCACCAAGGGCGGCAAGCGAAGAACAACGTCTTACGAGAAATGGCAGCTTGTCAGTTCCCACACGGCACGACGCAGCTTTGCAACGAACCTATACCGTCAGGGCTTTCCATCCATCGGCATAATGTCAATTACGGGCCATAAGACAGAGACGGCTTTTTTGAAATACATCAAGGTCGGCAAGGAGGAACATGCCGAAATGCTGATGAAGCACTGGCAGAAGCTGTCTGAATAATCTATATAAATAAGGTACGGTAATTCGGAATATTATTCGTATCTTTGCACTCGACTTTTAATATTTTTTGCCGTAGCGACGGCACAACAGCCCTATCTCATCAAGGAGGTGGGGCTTTTTCATGACCAGAGTCCAAATGTTAAAAGGTTACTTAATTTTGTTCGATGATTGAACAAAAACCGCATCCATTTGTTAAATTTTTGGTACTTTGTATATAGCTAATGGAATATATAAAACCGCCATTCTGTAAAATCTCATAACTATTTGATTTATAGGTTTTTACAAAGATATAAATTTAAATATTTTTAAGATAAATATTTGCGCATATTTATATGATGATACGAAATAATTTGTTATTTTGCACGCAGAAAATAATTAAAAATAGAAATTATGGATAACAGTGTAATTCTTCAAAACGTAACGTTGGCCGACATTGAGGCAGTGGTTAGCCGAGCCGTCAAGAAAGAGGTTTCAGCGTTCCTCTCTGGATTAAAGCAGCCAGAAGTCAAGCCGTCGGCATTGGTGCCAAGGAAAGAGGCCGCGAGCCGTCTTAACGTGAGTCTGACCACGCTCGACAATTGGGCAAAGGCTGGTATTGTTCATCGCATATGTAAAGGTGGACGTATTTACTACGATACAGCAGATTTGAATAGATGATTACGACATGAGAAAGAAAAGAATGTTCGAGAGGAAACCATTTGTTGCACCAGATGGGTATCTCACAAGAAAGGAAGCAATTGCATTTCTCGGTATTAGCCAAATGACTGTATATGTTTGGGAACAGAGAGGCTTACTCCATCCTGAGCGTATTGGTAGTTATGCTATTTACCCAATAGATGAATTAGAGCAACTACGCGAAACGAAAAAGGGGTAATCAAAAGTATCGGGATAACAATGAATAAAGAGATTTTTTACAATGCACCAATAGGACTGTATCGAGGATTCCTTGATAACGACGAATCGCGACAGAGAGTTCTAAATGACGTTCTTGACTATGCTGCCTATATTGAGTACCTAAGCATCAAAGGATGCAAGAATGAAGAAGAACGCTGGAATAAAGTGCGAGAAAACCTGTCCTTTACGGGCGGAGAAAATGAAACTATACGTCAACGAGGAGAAAACTTTTGGAAACAGCATTCTAAAGAACCCCACTTTTCATTGAATAGTAAGATATACTGGAAATTTCGTGACGCATACAACTCGGATGAAGAATGCGTTCTGCTGCTGGCATATCTTGCGCTTAAATCGATATGTGGAAAAAAGCGTTGGGCCAAGACCACGAACGCCATGTGGCTGTCACGAATCGACGGGAAAAATAGGCCAGAGTGGAAAACCGTAAAAGGGGAGAAGCAACTACAACTTTCAAAACCTATCGCCAAATATAAAACGAATTATGGTGTACGCAGAATCCGCGCCCTTCTTTTTGAGTGCTATGGTGTCAGTTTCTACACCAAGCATGTCCGAGGCTTCTGTTTCTCCACTACACTTGGGATGAACGAGCTGTTAATGGCTATCCGTAGTGAGCAGAGCGAGAGCAAACGTCTTGACGACAAGTTAAAGGCCGCAATGATGGCAGCGGAAAATACTGTAAACAAGGAAGTTAAAAACGTAGCAATATAAATGTCACATTATGGAAAGATTAACACCACATAACAGCCACATTTTCGCCACCTTAAATAGGACGCCACATTCTGCGCAACATTCGCGCCATACTTTTCGCCATATTTTTCGCCACATTTTTCGCCACCTAAAATATAAAGATAAATAAAAGATAATATAAGGATAAATAATGGTGTACTGACGTACACGTCGGTTTTTCACAAAACACGACTTTCGTCTGTCAAAAGGATATTGAATAATGAGAATAAAGGTTACATATCAGGAGGGCTTCGTCATTGAGGTCGGTGAGCAGCGAATAACTGTTCCAAGTCCTTATATGGCTCGGCTTGTCAGCGTCATTGAGTCAGCTTATCAAGAGCGGAAATTACAGAACGCTAAAGAGCGGGCAGATGCAGCCAAAGCAATGATAATCAAAGCCGGACACCCAGACGTATTGCCGTTTGTTGAGGAAAAGCCTTTCAAGCACGTAAGGGTCAGACCAGATCCACCACCAGAGCCGCAGCAGGATAAGGTCGAGCCGACCATTTCATCACAAGAGTTTCAGTAAAATATAAAAACGACGAAATACGACAATCCCTATGGAAGAAGAAAAAAGGCTTTTAATTGCCGAAATTGACCGATTAATAAAAGAGAGGGAAAAAATAAATATGCGTTCGCAAATTTTTACAGAGGTAATCTCTCACCTCCGTTCACGAATTTCTAAGAACGAGGCACGCAAGGCTGAAATACACCATGAAGTCCTTGATTTAAGAGCAAGGGTTCTGGCGTGGGAAGCTGTAAGTAAGGATAACAAAAAAGATTGATTATGGATATAAACGAGATTTTTGCTGGCCAAGACGTCAGCACCATTATTACAGAGTTGAAGAAGCGTTCTAACAGTGTCCCTGAATGGGGCGAGCTGCTGAAAGACTATGAGCCGGAATATCACAAAATCACTACGGATAAGCAAGGCCGAAAAGACAAGATTCATACGGACGGAACAGTAGATAAAGCTGCACGTATCAGTCTCGGCTTGGAGAAGCTGCTGGTCAAGCGCATGACGGAGTTTACGTTTTCTATTCCCGTCAAGCGCATCTACAGCACCGCCAACGAGACGCAGGAAGCTATCGCCAAGGCCATTGAAGCTATCTATAAAAACGCCCATATCAATTCTGAGAACATCAAGCGTGGAATCGCCTACAATGCGTCGTGTGAGATTTTCACTCTCTGGTACACTGTACAACGCAAGCACACTCTATATGGTTTTCCTTGCTCGTTCAAGCTGAAGTGCAAGACCTTTTCTCCTATGAACGGAAGCAAGCTGTACCCGCTATTTGACGAGACTGGCGACATGATAGCAGTTTCGTATGAATACGAGCAGACTGTCGGCAAGGATTTGACATTATTTTTCGAGACATTTACTGCTGATACTCATTACAAATGGCAGACCGTCGGGAAAGATTGGGAGCAGGTAGAGGAACCAGAGCGCATCAGCATTCTGAAGATTCCTGGAGCCTACCTCTACAGACCTGTGCCGGTGTTTGACGGATTGCAACCGCTACGTGAAGATTTGGAATACACACTATCGAGAAACAGCGATGTCGTGGCCTACAACTCGGCTCCAATATTGAAGATTGTTGGCAATCTTATAGGGGATGAGTCCAAAGGTGAAACAAGGCGTGTCTATAAGGTCACAGAAGGCGGTGACGTAGATTATGTATCTTGGGCGCAGTCAGTAGGTGCGCAGGAATCACATAGTAATGCTCTGCTGAAATACTTCTGGATGCAGTCACAGATGCCCGACATATCTTTTGATAACATGAAGTCTCTCGGCAATATCGGCTACGACGCAAGAAAAATGCTGCTCACAGATAGCCATTTGAAGATTGGGGAAGAATCTGGCCCGTGGCTGGAGTTCCTGAACCGTGAGTGCAACGTCATCAAGGCGTTCTTGAAGAAACTCAATATCCGCTGGGCTGATGAGGTTGACAATGTAGGTGTCGAGCACGTTATTACGCCATTTATTATGGAAGATGAGGCCGCACAGATAGATATGCACATGAAAGCAAATGGCGGCAAACCTGTAGAAAGCCAGCGTGAGAGTATTCAACGGATTGGAAAGTCTGCTGACGTAGACCAGACAATGAAGGAGATCCAAGCAGACGAGGCTCTCAAAGCTGCGGAAGAAGCAAAGAAAGAACTGGAGAAAAAGAACCAAAATAAGAAATAGTATTCACAATTAAATTTTCAAAGATTATGGAAAAGAATTATCCAAAGTTTCTGGCTCACATTCTGAGCAAGGCAAACACGCTCACAGACGAGCAAGTGTACACAATCGAGAACATTTTATTTCCTCCCGAAACCAACAGTCCGCAAGCAATGAG